TGTCGCAGTCTATCTTTCCGCAAGCGTTACATATTGCAGAAATCGCCGCCTGTCTGCTGATTAAGTAACTCATTCCTTATCCTCACTTTCCTATAGGCTCTGGTAGTGGCATCCATGCAAGTTTCCCACGAATATCTCTTCCCAATCCTGTCCAGTAGTTATAATCCACTCTCGTAGTCACAAAATACTTGAAATCATCTTTGAACCTTACACCCAAAAGAATGGGAATATTTTCCTCTGGCATCCTCTCACTGCAAGGAATCCACCTGTTCTGCTCCTGCTTTTCCAGGGCGGCGATGGCAAGGTCGATAGCTTCGCTATAAATGCTAACTTCTTTGTTCAGGCTTTCAAGTTGGCTGATTGCTTCTCTATTCTCCATTCCTATCCCTCCATCATGGCGGCTGTTTCCTCTTGTGCTTCGGGTTTTTATCGGATACTCTCCGCCCCTGGCATCTCAATGGACATTTAACAGTCATGCAGTAATGATCATCTCCCTATAGACTGCACCGCCTTTGTCAATGCTATAAAGTTGCAATAAGTTGCAATAAGTTGCAAGTCGATTGCAAAATCGTTGACTCATAGTTGACTACTTAAAATCGCCCTCGTACTGCGTGAGGTCAATCAACTGTCCTTCAACTGTCCCTCAACTGTTCGGAATTTCCGAACAACTCACTTAACACATCCTTTTGATTTAGCTCCTTCGCTTTCTTCTCCGCCCACAGGAAGCAGTCATATACGTGCATCCACTCGCCTGTGAGCGTATCTATCACCACGTACACAAGCGCCCTGTGCGTTGTGGTTTCCGGTATGGCTTTATACCTTCCGGACATTGCTTTCTCCTTTCCGGAGCGCCGCCGCCGAAGCGCTCCACATGGTTTACAGTTGCGACACAATATCGGTTATACCGGAGTTTCCACTTCTCCGTCATACAGTGAGGTATTTCTCCTTTCTTGTTTATATTTTTATGGCGGCTTTTGTTTGCTTTAGAATCTTCCTGTGCTGCCGAAACCATTGTCGGAGCGTTCGCCTCCGGTGATTTCATCCACCTGTTCAAAATCCGGTGTGATAACCGGCAGGAAAACGATCTGCGCTATCTTTTCACCCTTCTCGAATACTCTGTGCTTTCCTGAGTGATTGAAAAGGCAGACACGGACACTGCCACTATACCCGCTGTCAACTGTTCCATCGGTGACTATTCCTTCATTGGTCATGAGTCCTGATTTGCTTTTGACCATCCCCACGTATCCGGCAGGAATTACAAAATGGGTTCCGGTATCAATCACCTTGTAGCTGTGTGCTCTGAGGATGAATCTGTACGGTGTTCGCAGATCTGCGCCGGCATCTGTGGGATGCGCTCTGTCCAATAAGTATGCTCCTGCATCAAGTTGTACTTTCATATTCCTTCTCCGCTTTCTCGATCATGTTTTCCAGTTCTCCGACAAAATGGGTTGCACCGCACTGCCTTGCGTGATTCAGATACCATTTTGCCTTCTCAATATCTTCCTTGCCGTTTTTGTGCTTGTGTCTCCACAAATACTTGAAAGCATTGCAGATGCAAAAGCTGCTTACTGCATTTGTTCCAAATGTCAGTTCCATCACATCAATGCATTCCAATGACGTGTTACCCTCATAGTGAGAGGGATGATTTACATTGTCTGGTTTCATTTTTCTCCTCCGTAATCAGTCTGTCCGCTATCTCAATCAATGCTTTTCTTACAGCATCTAAGGCAACGTTCGCACAAAGCTCCGCAACTTTATCACTCACACAGAGTTCATCCTTGATAACCTGCTTCATCTTTTCAAGATTCTATGGTTTCATTTTTCTCCTTTTGTTTCTTTAATGCAGAATTTAGTCTCTTTCGCAGTGCTTTTTCTTCGAGCGGATTTTTGCAGTGCTTGATCTGTTTTTTGAGGTATGCAACATCTTCAACCGGCACTTTCTCTATATCCTTGCTTATGCCTTTGAGTGTGTTTGTCACTCTTTCGATTGATTCAGACATAGTGTCGCAAAGATTTTTGAATGCATTGTTGATTCTTTCCGCATTCAGTCCTGTTATTTCGGCATATAGCCTCATTACCTCCTCAAGTTCTCCCTCGGAAAAAGTCACTCTTGTAGTAGCCTTGTAGACGTCTACATCTCCGTTTTTTTCGGTTTTGTATTCTGTCTCACTTTTCATTTTTCTCCTTTGTTATTTTCGTCCGTTGAGGCAATAGCCATTGATCACATACCACTGTCTCCGGCACGCTTCAGATGATTTTCCCATTTCTTCAGCTATTTCCTTGTAGGATTTTCCTTCTTCTTTCAGCTGCCGGAGTACGGCGCAGCGTGCTTCTGTCCAGAATACCGGCCTGCCGTATTTTCCGTTGTTTGCTCCCCGATTTACCTTGCTCCAATCCCTCTTGCTCTTCTGGCCCTCTGGCTTATCGTTTTTTACAAGTCGTGGCTTTGGGAGTTTTTTTGGATTGCACAACAGCTTAATCGGTTTCTTTGCTTCTTTCATTTTCTCTCTATCCGTGTTCCCATGTCCCTGAGTACTTTTATTCTGGTTGCGATTGCCATATATGTTCTTCCAAGCTTTTCCGCAATAGCTTTGTAACTGCTTCCGGCCTCAAACATCTCAATCAAGATTTTGTCCTCGTTTTCCTGCCAGAACATTGATTTCCCGACTCGCCGGGGACGTTTCCCCTGTTCGCTCCTTATGGCATTTGCACGTATCTTTACAGCACGTGCAGTCCTTCCGATAGCTTTGCCGATATTCTCGTAACTCTCACCGGCCCAATATCGCCGCATGAGTTCTTTGTCGTTTTCCTGTGTCCATAAGTCTTTCCGTTCGGGGAAGAAGATTTTTTGTTTTTTCGGATTTTTCTGCTTTGAGGGTTTCGCCCGTGGGATAACGGTAATCGGCAAGTCGGGCAAATCCTGCTTTACATGGATGTCTTTGGTCGGAAGCCCTCTGTCGGGCAATGCTTCAGGGTTGCATTTGAGTTTTGCTTTCATGTCCTTACCACTGATGATCAATCAATCCATACGGCCACACCTGCTGACCGACATCTTTCCACTTGCCGTGTTTCCGCACCTGATACAGCCTGTGGTTGGCGTTATATCTTTCATATGGTTCGACACGGCCGGAAGGATAGATACAGTGCACGGAGCCATCACGATTGAAATCAAGGAACCGTGTTGATTTATCACGTCTCGTTTTCTTCGTTACCATCGCACCGTCAGCGCCGAAATAGTACAGTTTGTTGTTGCGGACACGGTATCCGTTAGTGAGCAGTTCATATTTTTCATACATGCGGCTCTTTGAGCAGTGTGCATAATAGGTTTTGCCGTTGATCTTGATGTATCCGGTATCAGATGCAAATATTCTGCCTTCTGAATCCTGGTGCATGATTCCGGTGCTTGCTTCCGCTGTGATATACGCAAAGCAGAATGCCGTAATACATATAACGATGAGTAAAGCAATTCCGATTGCGGCTTTTCTTTTGGTTTTCATATGTCTGTCCTTTCTGTTTGGCGTTTCTGGCTGTCTGTGTGCCCCTGTGAGCCGTTTTTTGGATGTTTTGGTATATTTCCCTGTGTTTCCAGTTAAAACGGCTCTATGGGGCTTGTGCGCTGTTCACTGGTCAGAAGTCCGTTGTTGCGTCTTCCCAATCTTCAGCTGCTACCATGAGCATCTTTGCCATGCGGATAACATCCGACTTGCTCGCTGTTACAGGAATGTTGATTCTGATTTCTCCGCCGCAGTCACCGGCAGGAAATACAAAACGCTTTACAGGTGCGTACTTGCTATCTTTGGTCTCCAATGCTTACCTCCTATCAGTTGAATGGCAGTTCGTCTGTCAGATCATCGGGAATATTCATAAATTCATCAAGCGGATCAGATGCCGGTGCGCTGTTGTGTGCGGAGTTCTGCTGACTGCCCTTGCTTTCACAGAACTCAACTTCCTCGACAACAACATCGGTTGTGTATACCTTCTGGTTGTCTCTGTTGGTATGACTGCCGGTCTGGATTCTTCCGACTGCCGCCATCTTCATTCCTTTGTGCCAGTATTTCTCGATGTGTTCAGCGGTCTTGCCGAATGCGATGCAGGAAATGAAATCTGCATTCTGGTCTCCGTCTCGCTTGAATCTGCGGTCACATGCAAGAGTGAATCTTGCGATTGCTGTCGGGTTCTGTCCCTGTGAATATCTAACTTCCGGATCACGTGTCATGCGGCCTGTGCCGAGCCACTTATTCATACTGTTTACCTCTCTTTCCTGTGAAATCTGGACTTGCGCTTCTTCGGTTCAAGGTTGAAGTTGATCTGCTTGCTGTCTACCCACATACCGTGCGGGCTTCTTTCGTTCGGCCTGAGATCATCCGTCCAGTATTCGCCGGTCTGCGGATTCCGGTGTGTGAATGTAACCTTTCTACCTGCATAAATTCCTACTCTGCTCATTCCTTTACCTCCTGAAACTCTCCGTTTTCGTCAAGCTGATACCATGTGTCAGCCTTGATTCTTTCACCGTCCACAACTTCTGCTTTCCAGTATTTTATCTCGCAGTTGCCCATGTTTTCTTCTACAAGGACAAGCACAGAACCGATACCGCCACGGACTTTGTTGCCGTTTCCTCTTGCCACTGCACAGCCGTTCTTTTCAACAGAGGATTTTCCTCTACTTACTGCACTGCCATACTCTCCGGCTGATGCACTGCCAGACTTTCCTGCTGATGCACTGCCAGACCATCCGGCTGATGCACTGCCATACCATCCGGCTGATGCACTGCCAGACCATCCGGCTGATGCACTGCCATACTTTCCGGCTGATGCACTGCCATACCATCCGGCTGATGCACTGCCATACTTTCCGGCTGATGCACTGCCATACTCTCCGGCTGATGCACTGCCATACTCTCCGGCTGATGCACTGCCATACTTTCCTGCTGATGCACTGCCAGACCATCCGGCTGATGCACTGCCATACGTTCCTGCTGATGCACTGCCATACCATCCGGCTGATGCACTGCCATACTTTCCTGCTGATGCACTGCCAGACCTTCCGGCTGATGCGGATTGTCTATCGCCAACCGCAACAGCCTCAGAATCACCGGCTTCTACATGCTTTGTGATGTTTTCTTTTACGTACTCAACATGTGCTTTGATGATGCCAGGGATACCGATCTCTGCCCCGACAGTGATCTTTGTGCCTACCCTCTTTGTGTCATTGGATTTTTCATCTGTGACACCTTCAAGAGTGACTTCATGGTATTTGCTTCCACTTCCAGGGGGATAGTACCGGAAGACGTTCAACGGGTCTTCGCAGGCGTGAAATCCTGTCTCACACAGTTCAGCTTTGTCCGTTTCGTATGTCTTTCCTTCCTCATACTGGAAACCCCTGCACTGCATGTCCTTATCAAATCCTTTGTATGCTTTCATTGTTCCCTCACAAATAATTCTTTCCGTATCTCTTGATAAATGCTTCTCTTGCCTGTTCATCGGTCAGACCTTCGTTGACGATTTTTCCCATTTCCCAAATCCGCTGACCGTGAACATGGAGCCGATGCATGTTGTCCTTGTTGAAGTGCACTCCGTTCGGCGGCTCATTGTGGCATGGCCTGCAAAGATAAACACACAACCCGTCCTCTGTGGAGTGTTTCCTGTTTGCCGCACCGAAGATATGATGCAGTTCCAGATACCCATTTCTCCCGCAGATATAACAGCCATCTTCCCTGGTGTTAATTGTCTTTATATTCCCACTCATATCCCCCTGCCGTTTTCCTTTCACCAAGGCAACATTTGTTTATGCTTCCCCTGTCAACGCCTGTGTTTGTTGATGCATCCTGCATGCTGAAATATTCAGCAATACGCTCCCTTGTAATTGGATTTATTTGCACCACTGTTTTCCCAACAAGACGCTTGTGTCGCTCGATCTTTGTCCCATAATTTGAATTGTACTTTGCTGTGCACCACTCAAGATTTTCAATACAGTTATTAGCCTTATCCTCGTCTTTGTGGTTTACTTGCGGATAGTTATTTGGATTCGGTATAAACGCCATTGCTACAAGTCTGTGCACCTTTAATGTGTGATTTTTACCATCTTTATGCAGTGTGACGTTTTTGTATCCCTGCTTTTCCGTTCTTTGTGGTAGTACCTCAAAGCATCTTTTGCTATGCCTGATTGTGCTAACCACAACTCCATTGTTGCTAACAAGATAGTTTTCATATCCTGGCACTGGCAGAAAACAGGTTTTTCTTTCCTTCGGCACTTAATCACCCCCTTTCATCTTTTTAGCTATCGCCTCTATGACGGTAACAGTGACACCGTTTCCGGCTTGTTCCGCTATTTTTATAGGTTCGTTTATAAGATATGCACGGTCGATGTAATCATCCGTCCACCCTTGCAACCTCATTCGTTCCCTTGCTGTCAGAAGGTGTACTTTGTTATCAACAATCGTTGCTGCTTTTGAATGTGCTCTTGCTTTCGATAGTGTTGCCATTATTCCATCTGGAAGATAGAACCTATCTGCTACGCTTCTGTTTCCTTTTCCGTTAACATCGCATTGAACCGTTTTAAGAACACCATCTGTGCTTTTTTCGATAGGGAAAATTCGTTTCTGATCGGATTTTCTAATGCATCCAACAACGAAACAACGTTCCCTGTTTTGTGCGACTCCATGATGTTTAGAATTGATAACCTGCCATTGTGCATCGTACCCCCCCCTGTCCATTTCAACGAGAAGCCTGGCGAAATCCCATCCTCCATTAACACTAAGCAGATTTTTAACGTTCTCAATGAACAGGTAAGTGGGTCTTTTTTCCTCTTCGAGTTGTCTACAAAGGTACATAACTCGGAAAAAGAGTGATGAACGGTTTCCCTGAAATCCATTTGCACTGCTGTTTCCGATTGATATGTCCTGACATGGGAATCCAAAGCACCAACAGTCTGATTTTGGAATATCTCCGGCATACACTCTTCTAACGTCATTTGCGTACCATTCACCGTTTCTGTATTCATCCTTTAATATTTCCTTTTGCCGTTCTTTCAATGGAAGTGTTGACAAGTATTCAAGCTGTTCCGGAGTGCAAAGGTGCATGGCTGTGTAACTCATGACTGCGTATTTATCAAATTCACAGAAGCCTACACATTCATGCCCTGCAAGTTCCATTCCACGCCGGAAGCCGCCGACACCTGCGAACCAATCAATGAATTTCATCTTTCCCTCTCATAATGCAAGCGACTGCTGTTCATAGATTTCATCCGGCAGGACAAGCATTTCTTCTTTTGCCCTGCGGTAAAACTCTCGGTTAATCTCAAATCCGTAGAAGTTGCGGCCTGTTTCCAGACAAGCCCTTCCGGTTGAGCCCGAACCAAAGCACGGGTCAATGACCACATCGCCGGGGTCTGTGCAGATTTCAATGAGCCTTTTCAACAGCTTGACGGGCTTCTGTGTCGGATGGATTTTCGGAATATCCTTGCCGTCCCTCTCGTACTCCATCCAGTCCAGAACCATGTGACCGGTTCCCCTGATTGCTCTGCCGTTTTCATCGTACTGCGCACCGTTGCGGAACTTCGGAAGATAGCCCCTGTAAAACAGAAGTGCTCTTTCTGTTGCTCCCACAATCCGCATGTTGGCTTTCAGGGCTTGCGGACTGGATTTTTTGATAAAGGTCAGCGGGATATAGTGGATGAATCCGTGCTTTGCCGCCGCATCAATAAGTGTCTGCTGTTGCTGAAAACTGCAAAAGACGATCATGCAAGGTGCATCGGATGACCTTCCCCGTGCCCCCCCCGATTCGGTTCCTTCTTCATCAAGCGACTGCAAAAGTGGAAATACTCATACAGGTTAAAATTGAAGTCAGAAGCGAATGCGGCTTTTCCTGCAAGTTTGGATTCTCCGTTTTTGTTGTCGCCGCCCTTGTACCAGACCGGATTACTGCCGTAGAAATTTGTTCCCACGTTATAAGGCACATCGGCAATAATAAGCTGTGCATGTTGGATGCCATACCGTTTATGGTTTTGCATACTGTCGTTGAATATTTCACACTTGAGTTTCTTGTGCTGTTCCATTGTTTCTCCTCATAAGTCTTTTTCTCAATTCTGCCAGATCATCAGCCCTTGACCGTCCGGAAGGTTTTGCCGGTTCTTTGACCTGTTCTTCAGCTTTGTATTCAATGGCCGTGTGTTCACTACCCGAAATTGAAGGAAGCGGCTTCTTTCTCAGACCTTCCGGAACAGATGATTCCTTGCGTTCACGGCTCTGGTATACCTCATACCGTTTTATAAACATGGGCCTTTGCACTGATTCCAGGGACGCTGTATCAGTGTTCCCCCATGCTCTGAACGTTGAATAGCCGCCTACACACTGCTTTGTGATCTCCGGCAATTCTTTCCATACCTGTTCGGATTCCGGTGCATACGACATACGCAAAGCACGAAGAAGCTGATCCCACGCCTGCGCCGCCAACATGTCGAATGCAACATCCATATCCTGCGCATATGTCCTCATGTCCGCAATAGTCGGTGCATACCGGTTTGTCATGATGTAATTATCAGCAGCACGTTTCAGTGTGAGATATGGTATATCCTGCAATCTTGTGTACCAAAGATTGAAACTGTATTCATCAGGAATGAAATTATCTCTCGGATATGCTGCTGAAAGCGCACGAACGATAGTCCTGAAATCCTGAATACTAATCTTGTTGTTCAAACTGTTTACCCCACTCTCCTATGTCTACGAGTTTCTGTGTGAATTTATTATCTGTCTGTTTGTGGTTGCCGTTGTCGTAGTTTCCTTCATAGACCTTTGCGAAGTTTGAAGGTTTGATAAACCAGTCAAAAGTGATGATCCATCCTCTGTTGTTATCACCTTGCAGGAACTTGCTTCTGCGTATCCTGTCTATGGCTTCGATGATTGCATCCTCACCATACTGTGAAATTCTGGCTTTTAACTGCTTTGCCCTGATACTTCCATCAACAATACGCTTAACCTGTGCTATTCCATACACCGAAAGACTATTCCAGGATTCAACGATTTCGGTAAATCGTCCGGTCTCTGCCGGACAATCTAATACGTTAGTATTAGATATACTATCCTTACCTATACTATCCTTACCTAACCTAACCTTACCTAACCTATGCTGACATTTGTCAGTCACTTGTCCGTCACTTGACTGACATTTGTCCGTCACTTGACTAACATCGATTTCTTCCAATACCTGCGGATTCCAGAACCATTTAATTTTCATCTTTTCGGCTGCAATTATTCTGTCCCAGACATCAATGACTTCTTCATTGTTCAGCGGGCCCGTCTCGTTGTCTTGTATCGATGTATTGCATGACTCGCAGATAACCGAGATGTTGTCCAACTCATGTGCCCCACCTTTGGATATTGGAGTGTTGTGCTGTATTGTCGGCATCGTTTTTTTGCAAGATGACTCCATCTTTACGTTGCACACTGGGCAGATACGCCCATCGAATGCTCTTTTTATCTTGTATGAAAAGCTGTACGGAAGAGAACTTCTCTTGTATGCCATCTTCCTAATATCAGCTGAATCCATACACTCAATCTCTTTGAAATCTTCTCCGATTGTGTATGCACCATTCTCTTTTATCGTGAGCATACTTTTCTCTTCTGTGTATTTCGTGTCCACAAGTCTGTCCGCTCGGATGTAGTTGTGAATGCGCCAGTGTTTGATGACCACAATTCCTGTTTCAAACGGGATGATGAAACTCTTGGCAATCAGCACCTTCAAGTCATCTTCCGATGCGCTAATCATCCTCTGGATCTTTTTGGGATTGTTGATGAATCCTTCGTCATCTGCCCTCATCGACAAATGAAAATACAAAGCCTGTGCCGAAAGAGGCATGTCAAGGAAAGCATCACTATCTATAATTGTCTTCGCAAACATCCTGCGTTCTGCCATCTGTTTTACCTCTTGCCATCTTATAGAGTTTTACCCAATCTTCTGTCAGCATGATCGTGAGCCAGGGACGGCGGCTTACTTTCCAAAATACGGTCGGCATACCGTCCTTGCGCTTGTCGGCCTCTTTGATTGCCTGCTCCATTGCCTGCCGGACATTGAGGCGTTCAACGAATTTGCATTCCACATGCACGCCGAGAAGATCAACAAGGTCAGACTGTCCGCAGTGAACATATCCTCTGTGGGTGTGGAGGCCAAAACTGTTGAGGAATGCTGACAGGAGTCGTTCGCCCCTTGCACCCTTGTTTTTTGAGGCTCTTCCGGCCTTTTTCATATCTCGCTTTTCGGTTGCCATGCAGATAACATCCTTTCCAATTCTGCCGGAGTCATAGTCTCAATGCCCTGCGCTTTGCATTCCTCAACAGTTCCGTCAATGAGTTTTGACATTTCTGCTGTGTTGTAGGTGTGACTTCCTCTGTACATCCGGTAGAAATATACTTCTTTGCCGTTCTCTTCTGTGGTCTTGACCAGAAGCAGGTGTGGTTCTTCAAGGTTGTACACATATTCTGGCGGGGCGTTGGTCTTATAGATCAGCGGCACACCATCTTCGAGGTACATAACCTGTCCGTAGTCAGCTATCAGGTGATTTTTCATCTGTGCCATGCTCATAGGTGGATGCATCCTCATGCGGAGTTTATCGGCAAGATGATGGAAGTAATTATTAGCGTTGAGGCTTCTTTTCAGCTTGTATTCCGTGATTCTGATTTTCAGCCGCTTGTCTGTCAGGGCTTCTATGTCGCCTGGTTCTTCTTCGATTGACAGGGAAATGGTAAATTTGCCGTCCATTCCCCTGTACATGTCTTTGATGGTTCCGGTGTAGTCCATGTTTTACCTCTGGCAAAGTTTCTGCCACCATGCTTTGATGATCTGCGGTTTTGTGAAGGCCAGTTCCGGAAGGTCTCTGCACTTATTGGTTTCGAGCAGCTTTGTGAGCATCCCGTTAACCTTTTCGCTCTTTGAAGCAACAGCTAACAAGTCGTTGACCATTGATTCCTCTGTAGGGTAGGCCGGTTCTCCGGTACGGTCTTCAACCGGTCCCTGCTGTCTCTGCGGTGTTTCCTGATTGTTCTGGTTCATGATCGCATTTGCGACTTCTTCGGCTGATGCCATAGAGCCGTCAACACCGATACCGGCAAAACCAAGAGCACGTCCGACTGCGGATGTTTCGCAGTTCTCAATAAATGAGGTTTTATTGATGAATGAGGATGTTTCCTTTTCCTGTGCAAGTCCTGTTGCAATGA